ATAATGCTTGATTAGCGTTGGCACCGCCCGCGGGCGTTAGTTTAATGGCATTACCAGTAAGTCCGCCGCCTTCTGAAATGTTGCCACCTGAGGGTAGTGTTAGATTGCCGTCTTCACCAAACTGCCATCTGCGCAGTGTTGAATCTGCAAGGTTGATGTCAATGTTGATGTTGCCTTCACTGCGGATATTGCCACCACCACTCGGAAAGGTCAAAGCACCAGGCAATGTTAGACTACCGTTATTGCCAAATGACCAGGTATGATCACTAAAATCACTAGGATTTCTTACCCTTACAGCAAGTTCTGATCCCCAGGTTGAAAGACTAAGGTCCTCGCCTGCAAAAATCTCTGCAATGTTTGGCAGTGATAATTTTGAAGAGTATACAGCCTCTTCACCCTCCCCAGTTACAATTGCTTCAAACTGATATTGAGTTTGACTCCCAGTTTGTAGTGAACCATTAAAATATATAGTACCTGCCGATAATGTACCAGTGGGTGGTAGTGTTAATGAACCATCTGTGCCAAGGCTGACTGTGTTAGCACCGTTGACCAAACTACTAAAGCCGGTTGGCTTATTGGTCAAGTCAGCATAACTTGTAGTACCAACTCTACTGCCGTTGACTGTGAGATTGTTGCTGGCATCTAGTCCTATGGCTACTCCACCAATATAAATTGTGTTGTTGCTGACATAGAGGCTGCGCCAAGGCAGTGTGCTTGAGCCTAGATCTCCACCATTGGCAGTCTGTGGCAGGATATCTCCACCAACATTTAAATTGCTGGTAACGGTAGTAGCTTGATCGATTACAATGGCTGAACTGTCTGTGGTAGTCATCACACTACCAGTGAATTCAAACGCCCCTAGATTTAACAAATCTGCATCTAGGCCCAATGCATTATACAGTTCTGTAAAGTTGTCATTTACTTTTACAAAGGCATTCTTAAGGCTGTCACCAGTTGGGTCAGCAGTTGTGCCAGTTCTAATTATTTTCTTAGCCATCTATCGCTCCATTAATTTAATGCTACCCAACTAGAGCCATCGTAGCCTCTAAATTGATTTGTTCCATCGTCAAATACTATCATGCCTTTTGCGGGAGTGGGCAATGCTGCGGCAATAGCTGTAAGATCCACATACACAGCAGTTTGAATATAACTGCTGGCTGTGACAGTATTAGTATCTACTGGACCTACTAGTTTGCTTTCTACACCGTCAACTAACTTAGTCGAATCTTGTCCAAACACACTACCGGTCATGTCTCCAGTTTGATAACCAGTTAGATTGCCTGTAACATTGCCTGTAACATTGCCTAAGACATTACCTGTAACATTACCGGACACAGTTCCTGTGTGGACTCCGGCAGTGTTACCAGTTACATTGCCAGTTAAACTGCCAATAAGTTGTCCTCGCAAAACTCCGTTAGTACCGTCAACCAATATAGTGGAGTCGTCTGCAAATACGCTGCCAATTATATCAACTCTATTATTAAAACTAACAGTGACTGCACCTGTTGCTGACGATACAACAATTCCAGCACCTGCTATTAGACTCAGTACCCCGGTATTGTCTAGTGTTATTCTATTTGTAAATGATCCGGATGCTGCGGTGTTGGTAATGTTTATACCCGCACCTTCGATAAATGTTAATGTGTCTCCTGAGCTTCGAGCAGTTAAACTAGGTTCGCCTGATGTGGCAAAAATACGATAGGCATTACCTACTGGTGCAGTATTTGTAACAATCACTTTTCCAGTAACCGGATCCCTAGCACCAACGCTGATGCCAACGCCTGCATCAACATCAATAATACCAGTATTAACAATAGTTACCGCACCTGTGGCAGTATTTCGACTCATACCAAGCCCGGCAGTGATTGAGGTAACACCTGTGTTGTTAACAGTGACCGCTCCTGTAGCACCACTAATACTTATTGCAGTTCCTGCAACAAGACTGGTAACACCAATATTGTCAAAAATAACAGTGTCTGCGCTTGAATTGGCTGTAAGCCTAATTCCGGTGCCGCTTTCAAAATTTATACTGTCGTTGAAGTCGTTGGCAACAATAGAAGTTTCACTGTTTACTGTGACTTCTTTAAAAAAACTTTTATCAGGATCAATAATTAAATCCCCGCCAACTCTAGTACCACTAGGTAAATTAATGGTTAATCCTTCGTTGACAATGGCAGCGCCGCCAATCATCAAGGTATCGCTAAGATACAGGCTGGCCCAACGCTTTAATGGAGCTCCAAGATCATAGGTGTCGTTTTGATTTGGTATTAGATCAGTCTCTAACGCATCAAATTCAATACCAGCACCGCCTACACTTGCATAGAGTTCTGTAAAATTAGCATTGATTTTAGTAAATGCGTCATCCACAGTACTCCATACGATAGGAGCAGATCCCGGTGTTATAGTTTGTTTTGCCATTATGCTCTCCCTACCGCTACTTCAATTGTGCCTATGTGATCCGAGTCATAGTTCTCGAGTGCTTTTCCTATCATAGATCCCACCTTAATGTCGCCAACAGCAGCAACCGCTACTCCTGGAATTCCGCTGGTAACCAATATGTCACCTTTCTTGATCTTGCCAGCAACCCTGCAAGGAACACGACCTGCTAGTGCAACATATGGATGTGTGCTATCTTCTCCTGCCTCGCAGTTCATTCTGAACGCAGGGTTAGCAGAAATAACACCTGCCACCGCAGTGTCCATTTTGATATTGGTTGTTGTAATTTCTTTGTCGCCTCCAAACACCACTACAGTACCTATTGGGTACTCTCGATCAGCAGCATAGCGTTCTGCCAAGTCAGCGTAGCGTGCCGCTGTGGCAGTACCAGTCATGATGTTTGCACTGAAGTTACCGCTAGCATCACGAAGCACAATATTATTTGCTGTGTTGGCACTGGCAGCAGTAATTGTTGCAGAGTTTGCTTGACTTGTAATACTACCTGCAGAGTTAGCATAGTTAACAGACTTACTAGAGTCAGCAGTATTGTCAACATTACTTAAACCAACTTTGCTCTTAGAGATTGACAGCCATGATGGGTCACTGTAGCTACCGGTAGTGTAAACACCGTTGGTAACTGTTGCAGCATTACCTGTTGTACTGCTTGAACTTCCATTCAATGTAGCAGTAATTGTTCCAGCACTAAAGTTTCCACTGCTGTCACGAGCAACAATGGTGCTATTGGTATTCAATGCAGTTGCATTGCTGGTAATAGTATAAGCAGTTCCGTTATCGGCGTTTGGTGCTGTACAACTTAGTCCAGTACCGCTTATAGCCACAGTACTTGCATACTGACCAGTTGTATCTGTTCCGAGCGCAGTAGCATCTGCTGATATAGTTGTAGCAATACTAATATTACCGCTACCAGTCCATGCTGCTGATACACCAGTTACATCACCAGTTAGGGTAATTGTTCTACCAGTAGCCCACGCACTGGCTGTACTTGCGTTGCCATTTAATGCGGCAGTGATTGTTCCGGCACTAAAGTCTCCACTAGAATCTCTTAGAACAATTGTACTTCCTGTGTTTGCGGTTGTTGATGTGATAGTTGCAGAATTTGCCTGACTTTGAATTGTTGTGGCAACAAATGTACTGCCAGTGTTAACGGTCCATGCACCAGTTACTAGACCAGCCGTACCGCTAGCTCCAGTATTTAAAGTATCAGTATACAATGTGCCAGTTCTAGCATCAATACTACCAGTGCCTAGTGTTAGATTACTTGCTCCGGTCATTGACCAGTTACCAGTAATATCACCTGCTGTGCCAGCCGCTCCTGTGGTAATTGTATCGGTATAGAATGTACCAGGACGCATGTCTAGGTAGCCAGTACCCCAAGTAATATTACTTGTGGTCAACATTGACCAATCACCTTCTATAGTACCAGTTGTTGCCGCAGCACCTGTGGTAATTGCTCTTGTTGTAAGGGTAGTTCCGCCTGTATTAATACTTGATCCTACAGCAACACTCCATTGACCTGTGATAACACCGGCTGTAGCAGTTGCACCTGTAGTCAATGTAGTTGACTGTAAGGTTCCGTTTGTAAAATCAATTTTACTTCCAGAACCCAAACTCCAGTTACCAGTCAATGTGCCTGTAGTGATACTTGCACCCGTGGTAAGTGTTCTTGATTTGATAGTACCAGTAGAGAAATCAATTTCACTACCAGTCTGTCCTATAATCTTGCTTGTAGTGTTTAAACTCCATGCACCGGTTATTGTGCCAGCAGTACCCACTGCGCCTGTAGTTAGTGTTATAGATTGTAATGTACCTGTGCTTGCATTAATAGTACCAGTGCCTAGTGTTAGGTTACTGGTAGTGTTCATTGACCAGTTACCAGTTAGTGTACCTGCGGTGCTCGCACCACCTGTAGTTACATCTGGTGTAATAATTGAACTGACCTGTATTGGAGCAAATGCACTGTCGTCGTTTAAACGGAATCGGTGACTGTTGTTTCTATAACTAGAAACCTTGTCACTGCCTACACTTCCGTCACCAATGCTAACACCTAGTACTCCACTAAAGCCGTACAAGTTAATACTTCCGCCTGTGGCAGTTACCGCAGTATCGGCAAGTTTCTTGTTAACACTGGCACTGGTTCCTACATAGAATGCTCTAGACGCATAAGAATCTCTAACACCAATGTCACCACTGGCATCTCTAATAACCAATTTGTTATTGGATGTTACATCAGTAAATCCGGCATAAGCACTAACAGCTTCAACAACACCGTAGTCAGTATCTTGACTAGAAGTTGTAGCATTAGTTCTGCGCAAGAAACCTTGACTGCTGTATTGACTCTTCTTGATTGCACCGCCTTCATCAACCACAGTACTGAATGCTATGGCGCTGACATCACCTGTGCCTGCATCGCTTCTGCCTAGAACCGTGTCAGTGGCAACCTGTGCAAATTTGCCAAATGCAATACCGTTGGTTTTTAATTCAGTCCATCCATTGGTCAGTGTAAATTCTGCCGAGTTAAAACTTGCAAGCCCTCGATCGGCCTGTGTAATACTTGTGGCATTGGCTCTAGTTGAAGCAGTTACCATTGCTAACTTACTCTGGGCAATGGCCGCAGCACTATTGATATTATCGTTGTCAATAATATCGGATTTGATATAAATGTTATATTCGTTTAGAGTAGAATCAACACCTGTGGTAATAGCATTGTCACCTGGTACAGTTAGGTCACCTGCAATTTTTACAGCACGACCTTCGTTGCCTGTTCCAGTAAACGCAATGGTCATTCCGGCATCTACAGCCTGTCCCGGGAAGCTGTTGGCAATAATAGCATCAAAGCTAATGCTTCTTAGGTTGACTCCGTCTTGAGGATTAATAGGATCGGCCACATTTCTAATCCTATAACCGTCCATGTTTAGAGTACCTTTCATTGGTAGCTGACCAGTTAAGGCCATAAATCCACCAGTAGTTGGCGGAAATATTCTTCCAACATCAATACTATCTCCACCGTGACTTACGCCCAATCTACGGTCTATGTAACCACGAGTTGCGTTTTCAGTTGGTACAGTATCTGTAGCATTATCACTGAATGATGTATCTGTTGAGAATTCACTAATAGGAACACCACGCTTGAATCCCAGACCACTCAAGTTACTTAGAGCAAGTGACGCACTAAATGTAACAGTACCAGTACCTTGGTCAACTCTAAAGAATGGACCAACGGAGAAGTTACCAAATTGGTCAGTGGTCACAAAGAAGCAACGACCTTCACCCCTTTCAACAACCTGACTATACTCAACTTCACCTGTAGTATCTAGCAATGTTTCTGTAGCAATACGTACAGGTGGTCCGTATATTTCGTTTGGATAGTTTGTGTCAGCATAGCTACCAGTACCAATTTCTAATAGATCATGGCCTGTAACACGAGTCAATGAAATACGAATTGTTAGTGTACCTTGACTGTCTTCAGTTCTAGCAGCCACGCCCGCAAATAGGGTAATTGGACTGTCGTAGGCAATTACACTGTCTTCTAACGGAGTGTTAAGATAAATTTCTCCATAAGTCTCCCCGGTTATATCAGCATCGTTATATTGTGTGATGCTGTACTCTCGGCCTTTAAATGATATCTTAGTGCCAACAATACGATCAGCGTCAATTGGTCCTAGTTCTACAATAGATAAAACAGAATCACCAACTCTACCCAGTACCTTACCTACAGCAAAAATTCCGGTACCGTTGTCAGTAAATTCAATTGTTGGTCCACCGGAATAACTAACTAACTGGAAGTCGTTAAGATTTGCATTATCAACAATATATTGTCTGGTAGAAAACACACCGGCCGGCATTACACCGCTAGTTTCAAATCTAATAACATCGCCGTCAATAAATCCATGCGATGATTTTAGAACAACATCAGCAGTGTGATTAAACGTACAACGGGCACCGTCGACCACCGCACTACCAGTTCCTGAAGCAGTACCGGTTGCAGTAAACACTGTAGCAACGGTATTTGCACCAGCACCTATTGTGGTCCAAACTGTAGTTCCTACAGTTACAATATAGTAACTGCCACCACTGACTATTTCAGTTGGACCTACAATTAATCTAGGACCACCAGGTGCCAGCAATACCGGCACAGGCACAAACTCTTGCCTTGGCCATAAGGTAATTTCAGCATAGTTGTAGCCGTCTTTCAGTGCAGTGGCCGCAAGTTTAGTTGCTTCGAAATAATGGCTACCTGAACCGGCACTGGTAGTTTCTAATGGTTGCCCCGTCTTGGTTGAGGAAATCCTAAAAGTTGAATCGGTAAAGCCGTCGTCAAGAATATAATAAGTGTCACCCGCAAAAATACCGTCTGGTAGAGTTCCGCTGGTTGCAAATTTAATAGCATATCCTGGTCTCTGACCGTGAGCCGGTTTAGCTGTAGGTTGAGCTGTACCAGTTCCAGATCCTACGCCTGTAGCAACGAATACACGCCCAATGGTTCCCGATGATGCGCCGATTGCTGACCAATTTGTAGTTCCTACAACAGTGATGGTGTATTCTCTACCAACAACAAAAAGTCCAGCAGCAACCGATGCAGGGGTTGCAACAGTTCTAACCAATGTGGCCACTCCAGTGATAAACTCAACAACCACTGCTTCTAATAGGGGAGGCTCGTAATCTGCAAATTCTAAAACACGATACAGTTGACTATCAAACAATTCATTTATTTTCAAGGCAGTTGATGGTCGAACAGCAACACCAACGACTCCACCTGTAAGAACAATTTCGTTGTTGATTCTTATAGTAACTCTAGTACCATTCGGTACTGCTGCAACTAATCCGTCTGTATCGCTGTTTAAGTTTAGACGATATATTCGTTGACCAGTTGAGTCCACAGGAAAATCAGTTTCACTTACTGCGCTGACAACCGGATATCTCACTATCCCAGTAATTCCCCCGTGATCAATTTCAATTTCACTTTGATCTCTTGGAGGATATGCACAGTCAGCAACATAGATAATAAAACCACCAACCTCGTTGTCATAGGCACCCAGGTCATTGTATACAACAGCTCCTTGTGCTAGATCATAATACAGATCAACCGGAGTTGGAACTTCTAACGGATCTGAACCTTCAGCAGCAAGAGCATACACACCGTGAGCTGAAGATCCGCCTACGCCTCGAATCTGTCCGCCTGTTACAGAATAGTAAGAAGTATAGCAATAGTATGTAAACATACTTACGCATTCTGTTAATCCACCGTTGGCTGCAATCAACCCGTAGCCCATGTCATTGATCTGTGTGAAGTCGTTTGACAACATTGATCTGTTACCAGGCATCAATACTTCGTAGACATTGGCATTATCATTAACAAATGCAATTACATTGGCCTGTATGGTAGTTTTTGCACTTTCTAAAGCAACTCGAGCACTGATTCTGGTAGCATCATAATCATATCCGCCTGCAGCCGCAGTTAGTTTTGGTAATACTTCAGCAGGCAATGATGCCACTGCCGCTGCAAGTTTTGCCGCTTCTGTTCCCGCAGTGACTCGATAGGTGCTTAGTGCGGTAGTAATGATCGACATCAGAGTTTCAATCTCACCAACCACCGCCCCGTCACTTGCAGAAGCTGTTACCTGAGTTGAGGTTGCTCCGTAAGTAGGTGACACTGTGGTATTCACAATGACCTGCTTGGCTGCATTCTTAACTGTGGTTAGAGCGTTTTCACAGGCCTCTGGCTGAGTGGACAACAGTTGAATAACCAATGCATCGCCGACTCCGTTAAAATAGGCAAAGGCAGCTTTACGAGTCTCACTGTTACCGCCGTAGACTAAGTCATAGATCAAACTGTCTAGTATGCGTTCAATGTCCTTTTGACTGTCTGGCGCAGAAAATGTCAAGGATGGATAGGTAGTGGTAAGGTAACCAGTTCCTACCTGTTTCAAAAAATCTGTATTGGAAACCAACAGGACTTTAGCATTGGCTCTGTTTGAAGTTAATCCTGTTGGATTAGTGATACTTAAGACCGGAGCCGCCGTAGTACCTCGTCTAATAATGTTTCTTAGGTTGAGTTTGCTTTGATCAATTACAGCAAGACTAGGGTTAAATTCAGATGACACTGCAATTGCTTGTAATGTTGCGGTTGCACGATCATGCGCTCGATCAATAGCTCGGATAGTTAAATCTAGTTGATCATCAATAACCACTTCAGCATTAGCTTCTCTATAACTTTGTCCAGCTCTTCTACTGTGATAGTTAGTTCCAAGAACAACATCATATCCTAGACCTGTTATGATTAATCCAACATCTCTATTACAAATACTTTCATTGTAGTTAAACACATCAAACGGCCACGGAGTAACTTCGTCTAGAACAAATGTAGCTGTACTGCCGCTAGTTCCGTAGGTAAAATCTCTAACATAGTTGATACGATAAACTGCGTCCTGAACAATAAACGAAGCAGGTAGTTGCGGGAATCTTTTTAGTTGATCGACTTCTAGTCTTGTGTTACTGATTTTATTGGTAATTCTAAATTTGATATTACCTGTAAATCCATCAACAAACATACCGCCGCTGAATGTATGTCGTCCTGTGCTCTTTGAAAATACTGCACCTTCTTGAGCATAAGGT